CGGTTTATCAAAAATGTGCTATTTAGTGCAGGAAAACTGCAGGAACCTGAATATCATGTAAAGGGAGAATTTTGAAATGAAGAAAATGAAAAAAATCGGAATGAAATCATGAGTGGCTGACAACGGAATATTTCCTCCTTTTTTTACTTTCCTCTTTTTAATTCTAACAGGTATTATGTAAACGATTTTTAATTTACTTTCACAATGTTTCACGTGAAATGTAAAGTCGAATTTACAATTCAGCACAAAAGTGCGTAAACTACCACCACGTAATTGAGTGGTGTCACTTTTGCTATATATGAACAAGTAGGAGAGAAGTCGGGGAAATTTACCCGACTTTGCATTTTTTCGTGCTTCGCACGCTTCGCCAGCTTGAGTGTTCGACCAACGAAAATGTGAAAAAGAACATAATTTTGACGTTTGAAAGGCTCCTTCGTCGCAATTCAAACGACAAAATTATTGTCCTTTTTCTGCTTCGCTAGGCGCACAACATAATAAACGTCACGACATGGAAAATTTGCCTACGCAGAATTTTCTAATGTCGCAACGTCTATTATGTTGCGCTCAGAGAACTAACGATAACTAGCGATTAGGGCTTTCAGCCCTATAACCTGAGTTCCGCCTAGCGCGCGGAACCGAGCGCGTTCACGCTCCGCGGGCTCTACCGAGGGTATTCTTTTGGCATTGCCCAAAAGAATCAAAAGGCTAGTGTTTTTCATAAGTATGGGATGGCTTGCGCATAGAGTTTAAGCGGCTGGGTTGTCGTTTCCTTCATCGGAAACTCGCACATGTATACAAAATAAATGCGCGCGTACGTTAAATCGCACACGCGCAAATATTAAGAGATAGAAACGCAATAGATTGTAAATAACAATCCAACTAACAAAAAGGCTAGAAATAAGCCAATACAATATAAAATAAATCTATCCATATCTATAAAACGTAAATACAGAAAAATTATTGCTTAAGTTTACGTGCCTTTCTATGAGGTATACTCATAGGTGTACGTTCTTTTTTATCAAAAACTTGTCTAACATTACCTGCTTGATTATAAACAAAGCCATTAGCGGTTGGAAGATTGAAACCAAAAATATGTTGAGCAGCATCAGCACGACCCTGTTCATACTTATTTTCAGCCATACCAACAGACAAATCAAAAATGGAATCTTGCAATCTATTATTAATACGCACACCTGCTTCCTGAGCATAATTGAGAGCAGCCATTGCATAAGCGTTTTTAGCTTGAGCATAGTTAAGATGCATCTGGGAAACCATAGTTCGAACATTCTGCAAAGTAGCGGCTAGACCTGCCTGTTTTTCACGTGGTAACCAATCAAGATTGGTTTGTGCAATCTTACGTTGAACATCAACGAGACCAGCCATTTGGTTATAATAAGAAGACTGAGAACCTGTAAGAGTATTCTGAAACTTAACAGCGTCTAGTCTATCCTGCATAGAATCACGCAAATAATAATAATCTTGTTTAGCAATCAATCCACGATATTGTTTTTCACGCAAATCAGCTAAAAACTGAGCAGCGGCAAACTGATTTTGAAGTTCTTTATAGCGTACATCTTGAGAAGCGCTATCCGCTTCTGCCTGTGCTTTATTAACGTTAGCCTGTTGCAAGCCATTGTTATAAACCATACCTGCAATCTGAGAAGCAGCATTTGAAAGGGAATTTCCGAACTGCTGATAACCGCTTGCAATGGTTGAACCAATATCAGGAACCTGCTGAACACCCGAAGTATCGGCAGTAGGAGCAGTTTCAGCGGTTCCGGCAGAACCACCGTTCATCATCAAATTAGGGTTCAAACCTGCCTGCTCCAATCTTTTTCTTTGCTCAACAGGGGAGTTATAGGCATTTTGTTTATCCCACATTCTTTCGTTAAAAGCATTGTTCTCTTGAGCAATCTGATAATTCATCTGATTAGTCTCTCGGGCAGCCTGCAACTGATATTTAGCAGCTTTTTTAGAACCTGAACCACCAAACAAACCACCAATCAAAGAGCCGGCGCCAGCAATAATACCTGCCGTTAATGGGTTATGATAAGATGAGGATGTAATAGGGTTAACACCAACATCAACGAATTTAATATGTAACATAATAATAAAAAAGTCCTAGAGCCGACACCCTAGGACACTAAATTAAGACTTGTCGGAGTCTTCGGAAGGAGAACTCAAGCGAAGAATAAAATCACGCAAAGACTTACTAGCAGCATCAAGTTTATCACGTTCTTCTTTATCTTCAACACTTTTCCTGAAATCATCGAACTTATCCATAAGAGATTTAAGACTATTAGTTCTATCAGAAAGGAACTGAGCATAACGTGAATCAGTCTGCTTAATCTTATCTTCATCGGAAAGTTTATTGACCTGTTCAGCCAACTCAGGAGGCAAAGAATCCTTAACCTCTTGAAAACGTGAAACAATCATATCTTGCATATTCTGAGACAGATTTAACTGAGACATCTTTGCAAGAAGATAAGTATCTGTATGATAAGAAACAGATATACCGAAATCTTCAATCTGCAATTCCTCACCAATTGGAGGAACATAGACAGAACAACCATAATTTTTCAAACTCATAACTATAAAATTTAATTAGTATAAGGCAAGCCGTAACGACTGAGATTGCGAACGACATAAGCCATATTAACGAGACCTACATACAAATTATCATCATCCGTAACCAACGTTTCGGTATTAAGAAAAATACTAGAAACAAGGTCAGGACGGCAGTTAAACAATTCAACAGCATCCAATTGAAGAACGCTTCCCAGAGATTTATAAAGACGCTCTTGCAATTTATCAACATTAAGACCAGTTACCCAAGACTTCAAACCGAAACAAAAAGCACCATTATATCGGTCAAAACTTGTTTTTAACTCAGCATAGCGGGGGGCATAACCATAACTTCGTTGAGAAGCAACATCATCAAAATCGCCAACAATGCCCTCTTTATAATACGAAGGCATAATAACTTCACCCTGAATATTCTGCTGCATGCCAATAGAATCGAGTTCAGGAATAACAAAGTCAGAAGCATCAGTCTTGAGCAAAGTTCTATCTATACCAACATGAGCATAATCCAACACAGGCGTACAACGATAAATACCCATAACAACGCCATAAGTATCAGCAGTAAATTTCATTTTTGCACTACCCGAACCAGTAGGAGCACCTTTATAAGCATTAGTCTGAGACCAATCAGCAAGGTTTTGGTTAACCTGTGGGTTAATATCAATCATAGAAGAAGAACCACCGATAAAGATACTAGTATCAGAATCGTGCTTAGGCTTAATACCAAAATGGGCTTCAATCTGAGAAACGAAATCAGCATCATTAGCTAACTGAATCTCTTTATACTTTTGAAGGGCAGTAGCCTGACGCAAAGCAAGGATAGAAAGATTACCAGAGAGTGAAGTGTTAATAGAAGCAGTACCGGTAAAAGAATGGTCATGATTAAATTGAACAGGACCAGAACCGGAGTTTGCGACAACACTATTTAAAAAGTGACTAACTTGTACATTATCACCTTCTTTAACACCGTCACCTGACCAACGACCAACATCCGAAGAAGTAGAACCGGAAAGAGAAGCTGAACCACTAGCAGAACCTAAATTAAGATTAGCAACACTCTCCTTACCAAACTGAGCAGTAGGAAGAACGCCGTTAAAATAGTCCAAAGGAAGATTGCTAAAACGCAAATCAAACATGTTAAGTTTCTTAAGCTTAGATTTGTCAGAGGTAAGACCTGTAAGAGACGGTCCGAGATTAAGAGAACCTGTACGAGAAGGCACTAAGTAATCAATATTACACAAAGAAGCATCATAAGGCTGCCATTGACGGTATGTATAATGGTCGTTGCAAATCTTCTGATAAGCAAGCAAACGAAAAATAGAAAGGTTCAAAGAACGATTAGCAGTAGCCTCAGTTAAAGGCAAATGCTGTTTCATATTCTGCTCAGGAAAATTACCATAACCAAGCAACTGCAACAACTTAGCAGAAGCAGCAGAACGTAATTCGCCATTATTGAGTGTAATATCCTTATAACCTGATTGTTTATCAGTGTAAATTTTAAGAATGGAATTAAGATAAACCTTAATCGAACGATAATCAATAAAAGGCATTTGAGTAGAAACAACAGCATTATCAACAATTCCAGAAGCGACACGTGAAACGTCACCACCTGCAGCGGTTTGGGTCATGTTCATAACCTGAGAATTGAAATATTTCCACAAAAGAGAATACGGGACAAAAAAGAACTGTACATTCTCACGGAGACGAGTAAAAGCAGCAGTCTCCAATGGAGCAGTACGAGTAAAATAAGATGAATCAAGAGAAATAGTATCTCCTGGGTTCATCTCAAAAACTGCACATGGAAGAAGTTCACCAACTTTAGCCGTGAACAAATTACGATGCGACAAATCAAAGGAGTTGCGAGAAGTCTTATTTTTAAGACCATGCAAACCCATAATATTGGAACGATTAGCCATATTATAAATATAAACTATTATTAATTAAATCAACCTGTTGACGATGTTTGACAGACTCATTAAACTTAGAAATCTCATGAGACCTCATAAGTTTAAACTCGGTAGTATCCATATAATTATCGACACAATATTGCGAAGGCTGCAAGACAAAGTCATAATAAAGTTGTGTATAACGTGAATCACTTTCACACTTTTCATAATGCGTAGCGAGTGTTTGTAAATCTACATAACTATAGAACTTGAGATAAGTATCATAGTAGGCAGACGGGGTAAGCGATAGAGTATTTGCATAAAGCATAAATTTTTTAGATGAACGAATAGCACTCTGTAAGGCTGAAAGTATATCCAACTTAGAACGCTCAGACATAGCAATCTGATACCTAAACAGATGCATAAAATAATCGATAGTAGGGGAGTGTTCGCCATTAAAATGACAGTACATTAAACACTTAGACAGATAAGCAACAGAATCCGAATGAAAGTAATTCCTTAATCTTTCGTAGCTTGACAATATTCCGTATGTTTCCTCAGAAGTGCAAAAACGTTGCCCACTAAATCGGGGAAAGAATTCATCGTAATACGACCGCCATAAGGCAAAAGCGCTCTGAGAGCCGTCAGCATTGGTAACGAAATGATTTCTAAATCCGTCAAAGTTGCGTTCTCTGATAAATTTGATAAGAGTTTCTTGCGATAAAACCGCACCAAACCTGTTGGAGTGATAACTCTTTTGCTTAGAAAGGACGTCAAGAACGGCAGGAAAAGAAGCAGGCTTGTTAACATACGAAGCAACGTAATAATATGCTTGTTTGTTTGTCCGTTTAGAGTCAACAATACCATACTGCCAGAGCGAACGTAAAAAATGGGCGCACTCTGCAGGTCGGCTAATGGTGCCAACTTGGTCGACAATTTCGAACTCTCGGGCAAGTGCAGGCGAGTCGAAGAATAATAACAAATGCCAATGCGGACGCAATGACGATGTACCGTACTCTCCAATAATGTAGTAACGAACCTTCTCATGAAAATATTTATCTATATATTTACGTAAACGTTTAATAAATAACTGAGCATCACGATAATAGAGAAGTGCAAATGTACCATTTCCATACGGAACAGAAACACGTCTATTAAATTGGTGCATACGTACCTGAGCATTATAATGCCTAATAGAATCATACAAAACAGAAGTCTGTTTAATAAATGGGGTATCTTTAGAATCCTCATAATCACCGAAATCTGAAACAATCCTATCGGATATAGGGCAGGGCATAAGAACACCTTTTAAAAAGTCATGTTCTACAAGTCTATACAAAGGCAAATGCTCATTATCATAAGTAAGTGTAATCAGATAGGTAAAAGCAGAGTTTAACTCCTCTAGATGAAGTTTAAGGGAAAGCGCTTGACGCTTTTGGTTTTGACAAGCAATACAGGAACCGCAGGGAACCTGTATACGTTCAGCACCATCGCCACGTAACCACAAAGGGTTAAAACACTTCAAAAAAGGAAGTAACTCTGACATAACAATTAATACCTGTATTTATAATTACGGAAATAGTCCGATGAATGGTCGATAATAGTGGTGTCTTGAAAAACAACAACACCACGACCATGAACCTGAACGGCACGGGATGAACTACAAGAAGCCAAGGCAGAAATGCCAACGGCTGAACCGATTAAACCAAGTGCATAAATAAGCACCTTCAAAATAATTTGCAAAATTTCTTTTTTCATATCTATACTATTTTTCTGAACCATAAATGGTTCGATAAAACTTATCATGGTAACCCTTAACGAGGAATACACGCAAATTGTTTACTTGACATGCTAAAGACTCAAGAGTTTTAGCAACTGAACTAGTATCTTCAAAAGAAGTGTCCGGCACAAAATCATTACTTAACAAAGCAAGATTATTCTGAATAGAGTTAAAAAATGAATTAAACACTTTAGTTTGCAT